GGAAGACTAGCGTCTCGAGAACGAGGCAGCGCAGGTCTATTTTAGTATCCTGAGCGGACCTATCGGCCCCGCCAGCGTAAAAGACCGAGAGCAAGAGCCAGCCTATTTCCCCGAATAGCAACTGTGGCTTGCGACTAACAACGAATAGAAGGGTGGATGGTTGCTATGAGCAACAATTACTGGGATGACGAAGAAGACGACTTTGATACAGAAGTCGAACAGCAGGAACCTACTGGAAACGACTTGATAAAGAAGTTGCGGAAAGCAGACCGAGCAAAAGAAAAACGTATCAAGGAACTCGAAGCAGAACTTGGTGGCTTTAAGAAGCAGACCGTAGAACGCACAGTCAAAGAAATCCTAGAACAAGAAGGTGTGAAACCTAGTTTAGCAAAGTATATTCTGAAAGATTTAGATTCAGATGTAAGCGCAGATTCTGTTAAGAATTGGCTTATTGAGAATGGCGAAGATTTCGGATACGAGCCAAGCAGGGAAGCATCTAGAATTAGTGATGAGGACCGACAAGAATTGCGCAATCAGGATTCTCTCACACAAGGTGCAATAACACCTGACCGAGGACAAGACTTAGAGATGCGAATCGCTAACGCTTCAAGTCAAGAAGAACTTGAGCGCATCTTGTACTCACAATAAAATCATAGTATCTAGTCACTTGGAGGTGACAACTTGGCTACAAATTATACCTCAACAGACTCCGCGTCTTTAGGTGGAACCGCTGGTAGCGCAGGTCTTGTACAAAAAGCATACGACAAGATGATTGAGTTTGCTTTACGCGACGAACCTCTTATTCGTGCAGTTGCAGACAAGCGCCCAGTAGCAAAGACCAACAACGGTAACGTAGTTGTTCTACAAAAGCATGCAGATTTATCTCTTGCTACCACAGCACTTACAGAAACATCAGACATTGATGGCGTAACAGTTGGTACTCCAACTTCTGTAACAATCACAATGCAGGAATTCGGAAATGCAACAACTAACACACGTGCGTTGAAGCTTTTCTCACTAACTGACATTGACCCAGACATCGTAACATTGATGGCTCGTAACCAGGCAGACTCAATTGACGAACTAGCGATGACAACTCTTCGCGGTGGTTCAAACGTAATCTACTCAGGTTCAACAGCAACATCAACTGCTACAATCACAGCAGCAGCAACATTGTCAACAGCAAACATTGCTAAGGCAGTTGCAAAGCTTCGCAAGAACAAGGCATCTGGCCGTCGTGGTTCAGAATTCTGGGCTGGTATTCACCCAGAAGTTGCACACGACCTAATGCTAGAATCAGGTTCTGCAGGTTGGGTAATCCCTAACGCTTACGGCGTTTCACAGGACCGCATCTGGGCAGGCGAAGTTGGACGTTACAAGGGTGCATTCTTTGTTGAATCACCACGTCTATACAACGCTACAGACGGTGCTTCATCTGCTCGTGTATACCGCACAATCGTTTGCGGTAAGCAAGCGCTTGCAGAAGCAGTGGCAGAAGAGCCACACACAGTTATCGGTCCAGTTACCGATAAGTTGAACCGCTTCCGTCCAATCGGATGGTACGGCGTACTAGGCTTTGCACGTTATCGTGAAGAAGCTCTATACCGCATTGAGTCAGGTTCATCAATCGCTTAGTTGATTGACACTTGGGTAGGGGTAGCAATATCCCTACTTAAGGGTAAGTTCACTAAGGAGAACAATGGCAAACTATATCTTTACTACACCAGTTGTAGAAGAAGGTCCTAGCGGACAGCATCGCTTGTTCTACTTCTATAAACTTAAACGTGGTTTAACTATCGCTCGTTATGGCGAAGATTACTACATCGGACGCTGGTTTAATCATGATGAACTAGAAGATGCGGACGAATACTGGCTCGGTGGACATGAGCATGAAGTAACAGAAGAAACAAAAGACGCATTAATTGCAGGGGTAGATGATGTCACAGAAGCAAATTTCAGAGCAATCTAAATGCTCACATATTAGTAGAGTTAAAGAATGGGGTTTCAATGAAGAGCATGATTTTATTGCTTCTTTATGGGACTGCGTTCTTTGCGGTCTTGAATCTGACACACCGTTCAGAGAAGAAGAGAAAATCTCAATAGACCACGCCACTTGCGATTATGACCCATGTTTTGGTTGTAAGGCAAAAGGGTTACAACTTAATACTGGAGATGCTAGTCGTGATGTATCAGACAAATCTTGGAATGATAGATTAGCATTTTACCGTCAAGCAAGAGCAGACGGAATTCAACCTAATGGAACGCATCCAGTACAAGTTGAAGCAGCCTATAAGGCTAGCGAAACTCTTGGTAAAGCCTATAACGCTGAGAAGATGATTAGAGCAGATAAAGTCACTAAGGGTGTAGGTGAAGTCATGAAAGCAATCGGAGACTAAAGGAAAACATATGGCAATTGATAAATCAAAGTGGAATAAGAATATTAAGGTTTCTCAAAAGACAATTGATGAAATCAAAAAGATGGGTATGACTAAAGCCCTTAAGACTGCTGCAGGCGCTGGCGCTGCTGGTAGAAAAGTTGGCGATGCATCTGCAAAGGAATGGGCAGAAGGTCTACGCCGTCTGTACACACCAGAGCGCGTTGATAAACTAATGGGTTCATCAGTTTACACTGGTCCTAGAAAATCAGCAGGAAAAGTTTACACTGGTCCTAAGAAGCCAGCAGGTCAATACACAAAGGGTGCTACTAAATCAACTCCTAAGAAGAGTTCTCTAGTATCTACAGGACAGAAAGTCGCCGCTGGTACACTTGCTGCTGGTGCATTACTTGCAACACGCGGTCGTGCAACTGGACTTGCTTCTCGTTTAGCACCAGGACTTGCTAAGTCTGGTATAGGTAAAGCTCTAGTTGGTTCAGAGACACGCGTTCTTGGAGATTCATTCCGAGTTGGTGCTAAGGGTTCATTTGGAAAGACAACTTCTGCGGCGGCTAAGGCTGCAGCAAAAACTGCTGGCAAAAAGGTTGGAACCAAAGCTGAGTTTGCTACCAAGGCAACTGAGGAAACAGTACGTAAGGCGCTTGCACAACGTGCAGCAAATGCTGGTGGAACATTCCGTGTTGGTACAAAAGGTTCTATGGGACCAACAACTATGAAGGCCAGCGCTAAAAAAACCGCTGCTAGAAAAGCATCAGCATCTAAATTGCGCAAAGATACTGCAGCCAAAAAAGAATATAACGCAGAACGCGCACGAAAGATTTAAGGAGAAGCAATGGCTACTAAATGGGAAGATACCAAAAGA